TGATTGCTAGAAAAGTATTTGTTGTTTAGGTACTAAGTATCTCTGTTTTTTTCTAGCAATCATATGCTGGATAAAAAGTGAAATGTTATTCTCTACTAATGTCCAAGCATTATACCATTCAATTATTAATTCAAGTCTTTCATGAGTTTTATTAATGTCATCAAATCTACCACACCACGCAGCTACTACTTTATCTTTTTCAATAAACTGTTCAACATCACCTGCTGCTGTAGTTCTTGTAACTTCAGTTGCATTTTTATATACAAAGATACTACAAAGAGAATCAGATGTAGTTGTTTTTCCTTCTGACACGGGGTCAATAGAAGCATAATATGCACCAAACTCTGGATTCTTTACAGGCCTTTCCCATACAACTATAGTACCTGTTTTATCAGTTTGTTTTTTATCTACTGGAAATCTTGTAATAGGTAATTTATTTGTTCTTTTAGCAAAAATTCCTTTTTCATCTCTATCTAATTTAATTAATTCATAAGGATATTCTTTTTCTTGAATTCTTTTTTGTTGTTTACTTAATATTCCTTGAGGAAAAACAGATTCTTTTCTATATGCAAATGCTTCTGCTATATTCAAAGGTTTTTGAGATATTCTTAACTGATATTGTTCTCCACTTAATTCATTCTTCCAACGTGCTCTTTCCGTTACTATAGCTTCAACAGCTTCATCAATTAAAGAGTTACCATAATCATCAATATAAGGTGGCATAGACCACTGTTCAGGAATAAATAACCCTGCCATACCAATACCTCCGTCAGCATCCATTAGATTAGTTTCTACTGCATATATATCATTTGCTTTTGGATTGAGTATCATATCCTTTAAAGGATTACACTGTTCCAAGTCACCAACAGATCCTGCAGCTATAAACATACCTGTTGTTACCATACCTGAAGACATTGCAGGACGTAAGTACTCATATGTTTGCATCATCTTTGGTGCTATACCAGCTTCTTCATGAAAGAAGTATGTTGTAGGTCCACCTACTCCAGATGTTGCATTCTTTTCAAATGATGCCCCTTGTATTTTAGATTTTAAACCCCTGGCTGTTTTCCTATTACCAACTTTAACTTCTATCTGTTGCTGCCATAGTAAAACCTTTTCTGGATTACTTGGTCTATACCAAGCAGTGTGTTCATTAAGGAAAGTTTTATATTCATCTAAAAACTTCCAAGATCCTTTATCATTTATGTAATCTTTTAATGATGCACCAATTTTACACGTACTACCTTCTTCAAACCAATACGTATTAATTATTTTTCCCATATGGAAATATGAGGAAGCTATCTGACGTTTCTTTAATATTGCGGAGTGTTGATAATGCAACTCTGCAAGTATTTCATACAAAGCCATATGATACTGAGCATCACGCACTTTAGCAAAACCATATTTTTTCTCTTCTTTATCATATATGGGTAAAAAATTAAGCCACATGTAGTAGTCACGTGTTAGGTACCATGTAAGTCCATTGTGTTTATATATCACACCTTCTCTACACTTAATCTTCTGATCTTCCCAATAGGTTATAAAGTCTTTAGATCTAAAAGGTTTATCACAATAGAAGCCAAGTCTATTAAAAGTTTTAGCTTCACTATTAAATTCTTTAGACATACTGGTAAAATTATAATTACCAGGCTCCTTAAATATATCCAATAAAAACTTTATAAAACTTTCTCTATCTTCAAACTCTGTTGTTTCCCACTTATTATTATTATATGTAGGAATGGTTTTATACATCTCTCAGAATAGCAAATATATCTCCTTCTTGTATAAGCAAGTGTTCTGTTTCATTATGCTTCATTGCTACGGGTAGGCAATGATCTGTATATTGTACAACATCCCCCACTTTTATTTCTGAAACTGTTTGGCCTACACCAACTACAGTTCCTATATTTTCTTGTTCTTGTGCAGATGAAGGAATCATAATTGTAGTATTTTTAAAATACTGTTCAGCTTCCTTTTGTTTGATTAGAATCTTTTTTCCTATTGGTATTACTTGTTGTGCCATTGTCTTTGGTTTTTATATTGTTAGTTTTCTTTACTTCTTTTTCAAATATTGGCTCATCCCAATAACAGAAAAGCCATTTTTCTTGTACTTTCATTTTACATTTGATCATAAGCTAATCCTGCACCTCCACGTACTGAACTTTCTTGCTCTTGTTTCATATCACTAAATGCTCCCTTGTATGATTGTCTTATATTTTCAAATTTAGCTGCTGCATTTACCATAGAATTAATATTTCCATCTCTACCATGTTCTATAGGTGTTACTTCCATATACTTACCTAATCTATCTAACATGGATTTTATACCCACATAAGCTCTATATGTTGGTGTTTCATATAATTTCTTACACATGTCTAGAGCATATCTTATCTTTCCATCTTCTGGTGATTCCTCTAACTTTACTTCTTCAATTATAATATCTTCTTTCTCATGCTCAGGTAAATTAAAAAATGGATTCATATCAGGATTAGGACAACTCATATAAAAAATATATTGATAAACCTGTAAGTATGTATCAGGATATTCAGTCATAATTGCTTTTAGAAAAGGTAAAGCATAGCAATGTTCTGTTGGAATTACTTTACTGTTTTGTACGTCAAATAGTCTTACTAGCATAATTTATTTATTTGCATCCATTATATCCTTAATATCTTGAAAGTTTGCTTGAACAACTATAGGTGATGGATCTACTATCTGCGTCCCTGTTTTTAAAGTTAATAAAACCAAACCGTTCATAACCCCTTTGTTAAGTGTAGAATAGTATGGGGTTGCTGCCATTATACAAGTTGCATCTATATAAAGATCTTGATAACTACCTGCTTCTACATATTCTTTATAAGGTTGACCATTACTTAAACTTACTCTTACAGCTACTTTTGTTAATGTTATATTGCTCATAATTATCTATTGTCTTTTAACCACATTATTAGTGATGTTACTTCTGATTTTAAGTATGGTAATTCATACATTTTAATACCCTCTAATGAAGGTTCTCCATTTACTATTTTAGTGATAGGATAACCATTATCATCATCTCCAACCTTTTCAAACTTAACATGCTGTATAACTAACTTACCTATTTTAAGTTTAGGGTTGTGCTTTTTAATAATATACGCATAAATACTGAGTTGTAGGTTATAATGGTTTAAATTACAATCATCCAAATTATTAACAGGTCTGTACATTTTGTTTGTTATACCTTCCCAATTTGTAAACCCTTTCTCTTTTATTTCCTTATTAGTTTTATAATCATATATGTTTATATAACCATTTACAATTTCAACTAAGTCTGCTTGCCCACATATTCCAGCTGATTTTAAATATACTAAGTGTTCTGGATAAATACCCTCCTTAAGCTTTTGCTCTGGAGCCATTTTAACACCATTCTCATTGGTAATAGGTTTGATAATAGGTATTTGTGTACCATCTCTTTCTATTGTCTTAAAATCAAGCATATCAGCTTCTCTTTGATCATGGTAATAATTACCTAGACCAATAGCTCTTTTAGTTTCATTGTCCCATGCAGTAAGTATTTCTTTTTCAGTCATGCCATACCATTTGGACCTTTTGTTTTTAGATGATTTTTTTGCTTGTCCTTCTCTGTCAAACTTAGGTTTAAATTTACCAATAAAAGAAGTTACGCTTAACCAATCAATAGAGTCATTATCTATACTTTCATATGAATGACCCTCTTCTTTAAATATAATAGCCATAATTATAGTGTTGTAGTAGTATACCACCACAAACCTTCTGTGTTAGTTTCTACTGTTGTTGTTGTGTCTTTATATATGTAATTAATTTGCATTTTCATCTTTTTTAATTTTTTCAAATATTTGTTCTTCTTCTTCCTCAGTAGTAACTGAGTCCCAAAAACTTTTTGGACATTCTGAAGATAAAGACCTTACTTTAAAACCCAGACTGCAACCACAATCACTACAGCATGGTTGTGTTCCAGGTGCTAAACAACTATCTCCTTTAGCATCAAACAAACTACACTTTATGCAGATCTGAAACCTTTCAGTTGCTATAGCTTCAACATGTTCTTTTTTAAATACATTATTCTTTATTCCTTCTGCAATCTTTCCTGCATTTTTAAAGGCATCTAAGTATTTTTTTATCTTGCTCATTTTCCTCTAAACTTTTTCTTACTTAAGATATCATTTTTAATTACTTCAAGAGCCTTTTCCATCTCATTAATATTTGAAGTTATTGTTTCACTTTTTGCATATCCATTATAGGTACGCTTTGCTACATTACCCAACATGCTTTTTTGTTTTTTAATTGCATGTTCTAACTTCTTTTTTCTAAGATAAAAGGTACCCAATCCTTCCACATAAATCCTAGGATGAGCAAGTGATGATAATTTTTTCCTTACTCTACTAAAATAAAATGTTATAAAATCATCAACTAACTGTGAGTGTACACCCACTTCTTCAGCAATACCTTTCTTAAACTCATTATGCTTCTTTGGGTTCATTACCTAATATTTTGTAATCCAACAAAACTAAACCACTTGTTTGTACATTGATTGTTTTATTAATGACTATTGTTTTTTTATTAGTACCTATTTTACTTAATAGTCCTTTTCTTTCTATTTTAGAAATTGCATTTCTAGCTGATTGAGAACTTTTAAATATACCTTTTTCAGTTAACAGATTACAAAACTTAGCTATCTCAATTTTAGGATTAAAAGATAATTCTGCTAAAAAATCTAAATCTGTTTTAGTCAACAGGATATTATTAAAGAAACAATACGTAAGTATTTGATACTTAACTGTTTGATTAATATCAACCTTTAATTTTATATCTACTTTGTTTACTACAGCCATATTATAAACTCATTATCATATCTACAAAGTCAGGATGTGGATAACAATCAGACTTATCTCTCCTTACATTGGTATGTGTTAATAATCCTTTTACCTTTCCATAGAAAGCATCTTCATGAAATCCAAATGCTTTATGTGCACCATACTCATGAATATACTGTTGAAGTCCTATCCTAATATCAATATTATCTCTTTCTGCTACAAATTTAATCCACTTTTCAGTTTCCTTAATTTGTTCTTCTGAATAAGCATGCCATATAGAATGACCTCTGAAAGGTTTTTCTAGTTCAATAACCTCAGAATCAGCACATTTGCTATTAAAGTATGTTTTGTGATCTTCATCAAGGTATCCAGCATTGCAAATTTCTAATCCTACAGAATGTCTATTCATCCATCCTGATCCAGTTCTTCCAAGGTGCCACCCCTGGCACTTTTCTGGAAATGCTTGTACCATAACACCATCATATTCAGTATCACCTGTTCTATGATTTCTTCCACCTAATACAAACTCTGTTGCTACTCTTCCTCTTTTATCTCTAGCCCAGTGATCAACTGTTCTGTATGGGTTTTCTCTACCTGCCGTATGGTGTAGAAATATATATTCATTAGTTATAGGTCCCTTAACATATTCACCTTTAGGTAAATAGTATCTGTGAATAGTTTGATTATATTCCGTAATAAAATACTCATCAGAAATATCACTATCCTCATCTATTTCATCTAATACTAATATAGATTTATTTAAAAGAAGTGTCCATACAGGAGAATCAACTATACCTGTTACAGGAAAGTTATTAGAAAGCTGAAATCTAATTACTGCTTTCTCAGTCAATGGTCCAAAATGACCATCAACTGCTATCTTTAATGCCGTTTGAAGTGTTTTGACATCTTGCCCTTTATCACCTTTCTTTAGAAGTTTCATGTTAATCTTCTATTTTAGATGCAGCTTCCTCCATTGCTTGTTTAAATGCCTGAGCTTCATCAGAGTTTGGATTAGACCCTTCTTCTTGAGAAGCATATTGTTGAGCCATAAACATTTGAGCTTGCATACGTTCTGCTCTGGACTTTTCAATAGTAGCCAGTAACATTTCATATTCTGCTTGTACTTCTAAATGAGGAATGTTGTCTTTGTAGAATGCAGTAATTTCTTCTCTGCGTGCTGCCATTTCCTCTTTAGATAAAACAGGATCTTGGTCTTGTAATGGATTTTGGTTTTTAGAATTTGCCATTTTGCTTTTTTTAATTATTAAACGTAATTTATACAAATATATATATAAATAGTTTAAATAAAAAAAGTTTAGGCCCTTTTCTATTTATTTTATTTTTTCATTTAACGCTTTTTGCCTTTATGAAGGCCATGACTAGCATGTTGCTTACCTGCTTTAGTTGCAGCACGTTTCTTTTTATTAGCAGCAGCTAGTTTCTTTTTACCTGCAGCAGTACTTTTTAATTTAGCAATAGTCTTAGAAGGTGCATATACTTCTCCGGTATCCTTACTTTTTTTACCAGAAGGAGTTCTCCACTTCTGTTTAGTCCATTTGTCTAAACTCTTTTGTGATTTAGCTTTTGCCATTACTTCTTAGTTTTGTAGCCTCCACCATTAGCTTTATAACGCTTAGCAAGCATTTGAGCTTTACGTGCTGACCATTGTCCAGGAGCTCCACCTTTCCCCCCTGCTTTAATAGAGTTGAAGAGTCTTTTACGCATTGCGGGTTTAGTATAGTTGCCTGCCTTGTTTACTGTACTTTTTTTTGCTGTTGCCATTACTTTCTTGATTTTGCCCCAGAGCATTTCCAACGCTTACGGGATAAATTATTTGGTGTATTAGGATCATTTCTTTTTTTTGCAGAAAGTCTTTTCTTAATTCCTAAACTTCTTGCACAATAACTATCACCCTTTGAAGTACCAGGCTTTACTCTTGGTCCGCCCCCTTTGGCCTTACCAGCTTGTCCGTAACTAACTTTCTTACCGCTAGCTGTTACTTTGACTTTTGCTTTTCCCTTTCTAGGTGTTGCCATTTCCTAAGATATTTTATTGTATTGAGTTACTCCATCATTACTAATAGTTTGTTCCCACTTTGTACCATCTTCAGAAACAATTACTATACGAGAAAAAGTTTTAGTTCCAATTATAGTTTGATCTGACCCTATATTAACAGAGTTACTACATGTAAACTTTTTTAAATCTGCTAACGTAGTAAGCTCAGAGTTTAATTTAGGATGTTGTTTTAATCTTTCTTGTGTACCTGCGTATCTAGCAATAGCAATGTAATCATCAGCTTTTGGTATCACTGACTTTTTTCTAGTCAGCATACTGATCATGTCTTGTAATATATTTCCCATTTCTATTTGGTTTGGTTTATTAGTAAGCTTGGAAACTTTTCTTCTAGTATATCTCTCAGCATAGCACATCTTTCATACTCCTCTGATTCAATATACCACGCAATCATTCCTTCTAATTCAGTTTGTAAAGGGCCAGAATCCGGATCAAAAGCCATCAGTGCAGAATCCCCATCCTTAAATGAATCTTCTAGTAATGTATGGAAATCAATTTCTCCTGTAAGAACTTTATATGAATTGTCATAAGCCAAATTTACTTGATCTAATTCAGCTTCTTTTTTCTTAATTTCTTCCATAGGATCATACTCCCTCCCGTCTTCTTCTTTACTCATATCTTAAATTATAGAGTTAGTTGCGTTTATATAATTAATATACAAATTATTTGTGAGGGTTGAAAATTAAATTCCATATTTCCAAGTTCCACCAGATTAAAAAAAATTTTATTTTTAATTTTTGTACCCCCCACGGTATTGTAAAAGTTTTGTGTTTGGCATTCTGAAGAGGATCTACTATTCTGCTCCCCAGCTAATTATTGCGGATAGGGTACCCCCGTATATAAGTGGTATCCATTAATATTCTAAATTCATAAATTATGTCAGTATTCTTCAGAAAAGTACAAATCAATGAGTCAACAGGCTCAGCAATGATTCAGTGTACATCAACACCAATCACAAACAAAAAGACTACACTTGCTGGTCTTGCTGTGGGTAGTAGAACTCAAGGTAATATTACCTTCGGTCAATTATCTCTTATAGACCCTGAAACCAATCAGGTAATGAGAGCTAATCATCCAACAATCCAAGAGCTAATGAAAAAATTAGAGCCTGGACAAGAGATGCCTGGATTCCGTATGTCAGATAATGCAGTAACGGACCTTAGAACCGGAGAACTCACAACACTAATGTGGGTGGAAGCAGTATAATCTTAATGGCCGTGTGTAAAAGCACGGTCATTATAATAACTAATAATCCTACCGTATGGATGGAGGTGAATAACGGAGTGAATATCTCTATTAGTTATTATAATATATAATTAAATGGAACTGTATTGTTACAATTCCTATGTTACATTAACCAATTCTTTACCTCTATTTCTGCTCATCTTCCAATATCAACCTCTGCTCCCCAACTAATCTTTGCATCTTACTAATAATTACTAATTAGTTATGTAAAAATTATTTATTTGGGTGTTGCACAATGAAGATGACATCATATAAGCCATATAATATACCTTTAAGGCCATTAAAATAATAACTGGACCCTATATATATAAATATAGCTAACAATACTACAAGAGTGACAATAACACTCAACAATATAACATAAGTAGTTGTTGTCTCTTCCTCTATAGGAATAGTATCATATTACCCGCAATATTAAAATCAAAAGCTTAGAGATATGAGTCAAGCAATACCACTTACTATTCTGAAATAGTGTAAGCCAATAATGG